CTAGGCGGATACGATCTTTTATAAAATCTTCCTCTTCTTCAGGAGAAATTTCATCTGCCATGTTAGCAGCAGCTTCATCTAAAAGAGTATCAATGTCAACAACTTCTCTGTCGTACCAGCGTTGTATTGTAGACCTATGGAGTTCGATACCGTATTCTTCGGCTAACCACCTAGCTAACCCTGTCCATGTCTGTCCTGCCTGTCTTTTCTGTATTAACTCTTGCTTCGCTATCTCTGGAATCATAAATCCCTCCAACTGTGCTTATCTTGGTTCTACTATTAGTCTACTGCTACAGGTATATCCATGTCAAGAGCTTTCATTAAATCTAACACTGTACCTTGAGATTCTAATGTGTTAGCAACATTTTCCATTTTTACGAAATGTTTAATATCAGTATATCCTTGTTGTCCTCTAAGAGCTTTGAACCTCCCCTTACTACCCCATGGATTGCGTACTTTACCTCTATGGGTTTCGTTTGTCGGGGGTTCGTTTACCCCCGTTCCACCAGTAGTATCTCTGGTTGAAGGTTTCTGGTCTTTCATTAAAGATGTTCGTGCATCGTCAACCAACCATTCGGCAAATTCTTGAACAGAAACTGATTTCCTAGCTTGGTTGACTTTCTCGCCTCTAAGGAATCTATCTAACTTGGTAACTCCGGAAGTATGGTACTTATCCTTATCCTTTTTCTTCTTCTTTTTCTTCTTTTTCTTAGCGGGTTCCATTCCCAAGCGTCGTTTGGCATTACTACCGTATGTAGAAGTAAATACTCCGGGGTCTGAAGCTACCGCAACAGTGCCGCCACCAGCTAACCCTCCTGCTCCGCCAGCACCACCTGCACCTCCTCCACCTGCACCTCCGCCACCTTCTTTCATCATAGCAACTTCCCCAGTATCATCAGGGGTTTTAGGAAGTACTTCGTCCACCTTCAACTTGTCTTTCATCGCTTGAGCCATACCTTCTCTGCCAGAAGCAATCCTAGCTTCTTCTCTATCTGCTGCCATAGCTTTAACATTCTTAGCTGCCATATCTGCTATATCTTCGCCTTTATTCCGTTCTTGGCTCGCTGCTTCTTCCGCTCGTTCCTGCGGACTTAGCCTCTGTCTTTGTTTCTCTAGAAAAGCCTGTAGATCGTTCAGATTACTCATCGTTCATAATGTCCTCAACTACTGGATCAGTTTGGGTTATTTCGGTTGTAGTAACTTCTGGCGGTTTTGCAAAGGTAGCTTTCTCTACTCTGGCTAACCTACCGTTATGTAAATGCGCTACGAAGTTATCTTCATTCTGAGAGAACCAAAGCTTAGTTCCATCATCTGATAACTCCTTTATTAATGGGGCTGGATACCCTTTCTCCATAAGGTCTTGCATCCAAGACTTGGTAGCGAAGGTATCAAAGAACTTTTGTGTTTTCTCCCCCAATTTATCTGTTTCATTTTGAACAGCTACCATACTATTGTCCGGTGTAATACCACCGAAGATACCCCTATGCTTTCGTTTATGGCGAGGAATAGCTAACTTCATCTGTTGTTGGAGTAATCCTGCTAACTCTGGAGCCATTTCTTCTCCACCGCCCTGTTGCTCCTGTTGCGCCATCTCCGCTTGTTGTTCCATCTGCTCCATTTGCTGATCTTGCATTTCAACTGCTTGTTCCATCTGCTTAGTTTGGGCTTCGATTATCTTAGGTTTACCAGAAACCACGAAACGAGCTTCTTCTACATCCACAGACGGGTCTTTCAAATGAACTGTGTAACCCAACTGGGCTAACTGGGCAGCTAACTGTGTCCGCTGCAACGCAAAACTTATGCGAGTAGCTTCTGCTTTTTCTTCTGGGTTAGGTAGTTCGACTTTCCAATCTGTAACATTGAATGCTCGTAATATATGGGGGAAGACTTTTTCATGGAATATCCGTTGGTCGCCCTCAACTACTCGACTCATAACAACAAGTTGCTGTGTCTGTGTAGATAGCCCACCGAACGCTTCCGGAGCACCCTGCCATGCAGGAGTTACACCCCACATAGCTGCTACTCGTTCTCTGATCTCTTGACGTACAGGCAGGTAATCCATCTCCTGAAGCGTGTGGAACAAACGTACCATATCGACTTTACCCCTTTGGTTACGGCTGGATACCGCTACCATTGGTATGAAGTTAGGGTCTGCTTTTACATTAGCTACTAGGTTGGCTCGTTCACGACGGAGGCTTTCTGGATCATCCGTATGTACCATTAACATAGAAGAAGGCATCTTCCTCTCAAAGAAATATCTATATAGGTTTTTATCCATACCAATAAGAGTTAATGCTTTCTCAAAGATAGTCAGTATGGGTGACCAACCGTAAGTCTCTGATGGAGCAAATTTAGATATGTGGATGATTTCATCATCAAAGAGATAGATGTTGGTTTCCCTGTGTCGATACCTGTACATAACAGGCATCCTCTTATGCCCCTTGGCACACTTACCTTCTTTTTCAGCTACATCATTTCTATCGACAGGGCATACCCAGTGAGAGCTTTTAGGGAGTCCTTTGTTATCTAGATCAAATTCTATTAGGGCGGGATTCAATCTTCGTATTTCCCTAACTTTAGATTGTATAGACTTATCTTTCTTATCTACAAAATAGTCTTTTACCATATAGATAAAGGCATCATCTGTAGAGTTGAGGTCGAAGTGGGCCTGTCTAAGAACTTGCTCTAAACTTTGGTCGAAAACGTTACAATCATCAATATACCTACGTAGTCTCTTAACCTCATCATGGTCAGGGTTCTCTGTATCAGGGATTAACTTAAGCCCTCTCCGGAATACCTCATTAGTAATATGGTGGAGGGGTGCTCTAATTTCTTCTACTTGCATGGCTATGGTTTGAATATCTTGAATCAGTTGTTTCCGATACGCCATCTGGTTGCGTATCCAACCATTCACTACAGTCTCAATTCCTAAGGTAGGAGTTCTTCCTGATTCAGACCCGCCCACATCATTGTATCCCTTAGTAAGATTCAGCCATTCTAAAGTATTATGGATATCCCCTAGACTTTTAGCCATTTCGGGAACTTCTGGTAGATAATCACCTAATTTCATATATTAATCCTTGAGTATTTCATCCATATCAGACATAGCAGCTAATTTTAGCACAGCCCCTAAAGCCTGTTGCTTCAGTTCAAATGATTCAGTTCGTTGAGCCTTCTTCGACAACTCACCTTTTTCACTTTGTAGAGCTACTATCTGTTCTTGTAAATCTCTAATTTGAGTATTTAATTCCTCATTACCTAATAGCGACGAAGCATTCTCTAGAACTCCTAATCTGGAAGCTTCCTTCATTAAAGATAGGAAAGCTCCTTCACTCATAACTGTTACTGCGGGGCTAGAATCAGCTACATCTTCATCGGGTTCTAAAACCTTCAGTGCGTCATGCCATGTATCTAATATACGCCAAGTCCCCGTTTCATCTTGATTAGCTACATACTGCTCTCCACGCTCTCGTAACATATTACCTATAGCCATACTATACTCCTTACCTTTAGTCTACTCTTATTATACTACCGATCTACAGTTTTACGCAATATGACACTTTGACCACCCACATGATTTACATGTTACACAACCACTTTCCTCCACATGATGTGGAGTAGAACAGCATTCTCCACCTGAAACTAGGACTGGCTCCTCAACTAAGGTATCAAAGAAATCTAATTGTAACTGATTACCTACAGTGGTGGTTTGGGGAACTTCCGCTTTTACCAGAACTTCTTTCTCTCTACTACCTGAACGATAAACTGTGATACCTTTACAACCTTCCTCCCACGCAAGTATATATGCTGTATACACATCTTCGATACTTGCATCATTAGAAAAGTTAATAGTTTTAGATATTCCAGAATCACAATACTGCTGGAAAGCGGCTTGCATTCGTACATGTGCTTCTGGGGTAATATCTCCCGCTATTGCATAAACTTCCTTCACCCATTGTGGTACATCATCTCTAGTTTGTATGGAACCGCCCTCAGAAATATAACCCATTAATTCTTCTGAGTAGAAATTATACTCCCGTGCATCCCGCTCAAAATATTTGTTGGCATAATAGAGAGTTTCTCCCTCTAAAATATTCATTTTCTTCCATGCTAACGCAAACGTAGGTTCAACCCCACTAGACGTATCTGCTAACATAGAAATAGTACCTGTTGGGGCAACTGTAAGTCT